TATCAGTATCATTATCAGTATCATTATCAGTATCATTATCAGTATCATTATCAGTATCATTATCAGTATCAGTATCATTATCAGTATCAGTATCATTATCAGTATCATTATCAGTATCGGTATTTTTGGTATCGTTAAAAATACATTCGTATACGTTCGTATTATTCATATGTGTTTGCATACGTTCGCATATGTCCGTGCTTTCGTTACTGTTCTGTGTGTTGTGCTCGTTAGTATCTTGCACTGTAGCGTTTTTCGCTACAGCTTCGTTCTTTTCTTTTTGCCAACGTTTCTGAATGCTCTCGCGATTTCTAGCACACTTTTTCTCATACTTCTCCGCGTCTCTCTGCAATTGTTCAGAAATAAAGGAGAATGCCATGTCAGCACGCGGTGAAAGACAAGGTACTTCATTTTGTTCGGCATAGTGGAAAAGAGCTTTAAAAAGCTGTCCTGCTTCTTCATCTGAGAGTTTTTCAATATGTTTGATATAATCGTTATACAAAACAAAACTTTTTTTGTTTTCCACATTATCACCTCTTATTTTTTAAAATGGCACATCATCACCTGAAATAATTTCTTCAAAGCCTGATAAATCATCAAATTTATTATCTTGTAACGCTGACGAAACTTGTTGATTTTGTGATTGCAATGCAGCCAAGCTATTCTCATTTTTGCTACCTGTAAACTCTACATTATCAACAAAAACGTCTGTTGTATAATGAGTTACATCTGCATGATTTTTGTCTTTGTAACTTCCAGTTCTAAGAGTCCCCTCAACACATATCATGCTTCCTTTGTTAAAATAGCGTGATATAAATTCAGCAGTCTGCCGCCATGCAGTACATAAAATGAAATCTGCCTGTCTTTCTCCTGTGTTTTTATCAGCAAATTTTCTGTTTACCGCAACAGTAAAGCGACAAGAAGTAATTCCGCTTGTAGTCTGCTTTAATTCAGGGTCAGCGGTAAGCCTGCCCATAATTATTACTTTATTCATTAATTTTCTCCCATTATTTCTGCAAAATCGTCTTGCTGTTGCTTGCTTTCAGTTTGCACGATGACTTCTTCTGTTTGAATGCTTGTGTTGTCAGGGCTGTCAACATAATCGACTGCACCGTTTTCTGAAATAACTCCCATGTCGCTTTCAACAGCTTTCTGCATCTCTATTGACATGATGCCCCATTTGCTAATAAGCTGTCTGAGCATTGTTTTGCACGCCATTCCGTCAAAATCTTTTTCCCAAAATGTGTAGCCTTTGCGTGCTTTATATCCCATGCTGTATTTTTCAGCATGACTTTCCATTTTTTCTTTACTCCAATACATAGCCTTTTTGAAACCGTTTGTATATTCAAACATTGCATAATAGCCAATTGTTTGAGCTTTCTCTCTCTCTATTTCATCTTGAATAAGCTGCACTTTAATTTCTTCATCAAGCGCATTAAAGCTGATGAGTTCGCCCTCTTTTATCGGCAATACGTTAAGTTTTTTGTACTGTCCAGAACGTATTGCGAGCTGAATATAACCTTTGTATCCAAGTTGAAATTGTGCGACTTTTCTGCCATTTTTTTTGTCGTTAAAAGGCACGAGATAATACTGTCCGAGTTGCGGAGAGGGCGAGAGATTAAGCCCTTCACCAAGCAACCCAGCTGATACAATAGTACTTGCATCGCATTCAGCAAGAGCAGGATTTGCGCTAACCGCAGAAGTGATTGCTGTTACAAATCTCGCAGCTTTGGCAGGATTACCAAGAGTGTTGTTAATTAACTTCTTATAGCCGTTTGAGTTAATCACAGCTGTAAATTTTGGCTTCTGTTCAACTAAATTGTTCTGTACTGGCATTTTAATTTCCTCCGTTTATTTCTTTAAATTTTTTGTATTCCGCTATAGTCATAGTTCCTATAATGTTTATTCCATTGATGTCCATGTACTGTTTCAGTTTTTTAAGCTGACTAACTGTACAACTTATCGCAAAACAGCCTCCTACTTTTTTCTCGGTCTGCTGTTCAACTTCTTCTATAGCTATTGTCTGCGTTTGCTCGGCAACTCTTTGCAAGGCTTCTTTTTCCTGTTTAGCTGCCTCTTCTTCTAATGCTTTTCTCGACCGTTCCTGCCGTTCGAGCATTGTTGCATATATAAGCGTTTGTGACTTGTCTCCACCCATTTCGACAAATCTGTTTGTTATTGCTGTTAGAAGTGTTGAGCCTGCGTACATGCTTTTTATTTCCTCGAAATCAGCGCTTATCTGCGTGACTCTTTCAGCAATTTCAGTTTTTATCGTGTCAAGCTTCATTGTCGTGTTTTTCCATTTCGGATTTAAAATATTGTCAAGTTTAATAAAATTGAGTTTCTCAATGCTGTTAAAATATGCAGAAATTTCAGCATATTTTTCTTGTGCTTTAATTTCTTCAAAGTTCTTAATTTGTCTATCAATTGCTTTAACGGGCTTGTCTATAATCTCAGTAAGCGTCTTGAAATCTTTTTCAAGCGCCTCGTACGGCGCAAGACATGTTTTTTTGATTGCTTTTCTCTTTGTTTCTATAGCGTTTTTCAGTTTGTTAAGATTTGCTTTGTCGCTCTTAGCGTCTCTAATGCCGTCCTCGGTTACAACAAGATTGTTGTAATATTTCAGTCTAGGAATGAGAAGTTTTTTAAGTTCCTCGGCGTTTGACTCAATCTTTGACGGAATTGTTGACAAGTCAGTAATAACTTCAATTTTTAATTCTTCCACGTTTTTTCACCTTTCCTATATTTTTGGCAGTATCAAAGCAGGCTCTTTTCTGATTTCAACACATTTCCAGAATTCTTTTTCATGTTCTTTCAGCCACTTCATGTCTGGCTGTACGTCTGATGCATTAATGTGATAATGCCGCACTGTAGCGCATATATCATCACCTTTATAATATCTTAAATATGCTTTTAATATTGCGAAATCAAAACCAGTGCAAACGAGCTGATGCAACACTTGAACATAATACGCATCGGGTATTCTATTGTCCCATTCTCGCCATTGATTTGAGTTTTGAACAGTACATGTCTTTATTTCCAACACGCCATGTTTATTATCAAATGTCGTAATCTCTCCATCCAGCGTTGCATACATAAATGGCAATTCGTCAGAAAAATACATACCAAATTCATGATAATCAATTTTGTATTCAGGAAAGTCAAGCGCAAACAGCGCTCTCAAATGTTCTTCTGCATGCTTGCCGTACAAAACAGCAGGCTTGCTTGAAATATCGACAGGCTTTATCATTCCTGTTTTCTCCTTGTATAAATCAACGTTTGATTTATACTTGTTTACGCCGATTGCTGCTCCCGCATCTGAACCGCCTATACCCTTGAAACGTTCTCGAAGCCACTCTGTGCGGCTTTTAGGCTCAAAGTACACTGTTTCCCTCCTGAATAGCTTCTGCCTCATATTGTAAAAACAACCACCTTAGCGCTTCAAAATCCTTGTCTGTGTGTTCTGACACACTTATCATTGTTTCAATGATGTGCCTTATAATTTCTGTATTATTCATGTTTGATTACCCTTTCCTTTCTTTTCGTTTGACATGCGTTCAGCTTTACTCACATTCCCACCCCCTGAGCAGTGATACAACTGTAATTACAACACCTATTCCGAGATGCACATACCACTCATAATTTACGCTGAGTGCAATTCCTGCCAGATATGTAATAAATATCGCAGTCAGAACAGGTAATGCTATTTTCTTAACTGCCTGAGCTTCCAGCTTCAAGCGTGTTTTCTTCACGCCTGGCTTCGCATATATCAGATATTCCATTGTTCTTCCTCTTTTCTTTATAATCTTTGCAAATTCCTCTTAAATCGTATTCCATGCAACCGCCCCAACAGCGATAGTGAATACACATGCGACAGCTTTTCATGTTTCCGTCACTTCTTCTGAACGTTCAGCAATCCACTTCATCAGAAGCGGCTTGAATATTTCATACACTGAGCTTTTCTTCATCTGAACAGCAACCCCAAACGGATATGCTCCGCAGTCAATCCCTGCTCTTAAATGATTTGGCTGTATACTCATGCCATGCTCTTTGAGTATCTCACAAGCCTGCTCTGTGTTGATTACAACGATTTTTTTTGACATTATATCAACCTCTTTTCAAGAACTTATTAATAAAATAGACCTGACCTTTGCCGGTGACTTTCGGCGTTTTGCTGATGCTTGTATGACCGTCTGAATGTGTTATAGACGTTTCTTTTATCTCAAACAAGCCCATATTCATAGCGTGCTGAGTAGGCATGTTATAGTCATTGCCCTTACGACTGATAAGAAAACCCGACCGTCTGAGATACTCAAAAAGCCTGTTCTGCCCGATTTCAATTCCATTCTGCTTAATCAGCTTTGCAAGCTCACCGACCAAAATCGACGTTTTGCTTACGCTTACCGCATCAGCAAAAACAATTTTAGGCTTGTCCGCTTCAATCTTTGCTTCAAGCTGTTTTCTGCGTTCTCTTTCCTCTTTGAGTGCTGTGAACGCCTGAATTGCAATATCGGGATTATTAAGAAGCTCGTCTGTTGCGTACATTCCGTGCTTGCGAATGGCAGGAAGTACCTCAGATGTTACCCAACGCTTGAATTTTCTCGCATTAGGCATCTTGCTTGAAAGAATAAGACTGTAAAGACCTGACTCGTTGATGATAGTCATAATCTGAGTTCCGCCAAGGTCGCCCTGAATTGGGGCGTCCTTTTTATCTTCTTCGTCAACATGATTTGCAATTGCGTTTCTTGCCTTTGCATATCCGAGAATATCCGCCACATCTTTTCCTACAAAATACGGCTTATTGTCAATCGTCAGCGTTCTGACTTCGCCAAAGTCAGCACTTTTAAAAATCTCAATATTATTCATTGTTCCTCCTCAACTGTTGCCCTCTCCACTCAAAAATGGTATAATTTGAGTGAAAGGGGGTGATGCTAATGATTTGTCCGTTCATGAGCAACCCACAACTTCAATGTAGATGCCGAACCGATTGCGGCTTGTACATTAAAGATAACTGTGCTATAAGAGTAATTGCTCAAACTGCACTTGAAGAAAAATCAGAAGTTAGCAAGACTGATGCTGATTGTGTTAATCATCTGAGCAATTCTGACATGTTCAAGAACAGTTAAATCTTTTCGCTCTGAGAGCTTAGAAAGCATCTGCATCTGCTTTTTAAGCTCTTCTTTTATTTCGTTATCACTCACTCCATTCACCCTTTCATGATATTCTGATTTTGTCTGAAAGCCCGAGAAGATAGTCAGCAGAGCATTCAAATACTTCTGCATACTTCAATAAAGCACTGACAGAAATATCCGTAGCATTTGCTAATCTTTTGCGATACGACCTCTCGTTAATGCCTAATTTTTCAGCACATTCCGCTATTGTCCAATGTCTCCTCGCTCTCTCGGCTTCAATGTTGCTGTACAGCAGTTCATTGATTGCATTCTTTTCAGCGTTCATTTCTTCACCCCCTCTTGCTGTACGCCACTTTTTGGCTCTGTCTGTATTATACGCCAGTTTTTAGTATTTGTCAAGTATAAAAGTGCCGAAAATTAGCACTTTATTTTATGCACAGTGCCGAAAATGGTATTTTTGATTGAAAAACGCCAAATTTTGTGCTATAATTTAATTAAGAAAAGAGGTGAAACAGGTGATTAGCAAAAGAATAAGAATGCTGAGAGAGGCGAAAGGAATAACTGCAAAGCAAGCTGCCGAAAGCTTGGGTATACCGTATACTACATATAGAAATTATGAAAATGCAGTTTGTGAACCTAATGTATCAACGCTTGTTAAACTTTCAATATTCTACAACATCTCAGTAGACTGGCTTATCGGGAACGAAGCACAAGAAAAAAGCTCCCCACCAGAAGAAAAGTGGGAAGCTTTAAGAAAATTGCTCGAAACTCTTAGTGATGCGGATTTGAAAGAGGTTTGGAGTTTCGTTAAGTTCTTGAACTGGAGAAGTTCGCAAGAAAATCAGGGTTAACCCCCTGATTTCTTGTTTGTTTTTTCCATTTCTTTTAGCATACGAATAATATCATCAATAATTGCATTTCTTTCCTCTTTGTTCATCAGTAAAACTCCTTTCATTTACAGAACATTCATTCCGTTGTTTATATTATAGAATGTTTGTTCTTATTTGTCAATAGGATTTTACAGGAAAAATCGACAATTTTTTCTTAATTTGCACTTGACATTTTGCATCTTTGTGTAAAATATACTAGTTGTTTGTAAATTATTGTAAAAATAGTCAATTGAAAATGCGACAATTGCATGATAAAATAAAATATATATATTAACTAAAAAGGAGTATGATATTATGAAACAATGTTCTAATTGCCAGTGCTTAAACGCAGACATGGCTGAACACTGCGAGGAATGCGGAGCAAAACTTCCGTCCTACATTGAGTCTTTCGAGAGGAAAAAGGCAAAACAACACAGCGGAAATTCAAATGCATGGATGTATATTCTGTGTTTTTTATTTCCTATTATTGGCTTAATCCTCGGCTTTATACAGTTGGGGAAAGGCAATGACAACGACGGAAAAGCACTTATTATTATGAGTGTTATTGTTTCGATAATAAGCGGTCTAATCGTTTTTGTGTTGTAAGACGGGGGAACGGTATGGAAAGCTTTATTACATTAGTAGTTTTGGGTGCAATTACATTTATAGCAGTAAGCATAGTCACTTCACAAAAACAGAAGAAAGCCGACAGAGAGAAAAGGAACTTTGAAGAATACAGAAGAAAAATTGAAAAGGAAAAACACGAGAACGCCGAAAAAGACGAGCGTTTAAGAAGACAGTGTGAAGCGTTTGAAGAACGCAGAAAAAGAGAAAGAGCAGAGTACGAAACAATTCGGAAAGAACGAGAAAATTTTTTGTCTAAAAAGCGTTCCGAATTTAAAAATGGTGTTGACTCTATCCCTACTTTTGAAATAACTTTAGGCAATCAAAAGCACAACAGAAACAAGCAAATTGGTGTTGATGATAAAGAATATAAGAACGTCACCAAAACCACATCATTAAAAAAGTTAAAAGATTTTGTTGCTTTTGATACTGAAACAACAGGACTTAAAACGGGCGGTAATGACGTTATTCAGCTTTCTGCGATAAAATATAGAGATTTTTTTGCTGTTGAAAAGTTTAATACTTACATCAAACCGAGAAAGCCTATACCGGCAAGAATAACCGAAATCAACGGCATAACAGATGAAATGGTTAAAGATGCCCCTTTGTTTTATCAAATTATTGACAGTTTCAATGAATTTATAGAAGATTTACCACTTGTAGCGCATAATGCCCCGTTCGATGTAAAGCATTTATATGTAAACGGAATGGACTCTATTGAAGAAAAAACGGTATATGACACGCTTTCTCTCAGCAGAAGAATTTTAAAAGGTGAAGATAGCTATAAATTGTCTAATATTTGTGAAACTGCACAAATATTTATGACTGATGCACACAATGCTATTTATGACAGCTTTGCGGCTGGAGAGTTGTTTATTTATCTTATTGCAACAAGACGAGAAATAACTGTTGATGATTTGTTAGAAATCGTGAACGGAGAATAAAAAACGCCCCCGACGGCATAAGCAGTACCGGCGAGGGCAGGACGTGCAATAACACATCACAACGCTGTTATTATAACACGTCCTTGCGAAAAAGTCAAGGAGTGAGAATATGAAATGTATAAAATGCCGCAAAGAAATTGCTGACGGCTCATTGTATTGCAATTTCTGCGGCAAAAAACAGACTGTTACAAAGTCGAGATGCCGCAAGCGAGCGCATGGAACAGGGTCTATATCTAAAGATACAAGATATAAAAATCCGTACATCGCACATGCTCCTGCTACGAAGTACGGCTCGGGGCGTGTGTACATCGGAGCTTTTCCGACTATGCGTGAAGCACAAGAAGCAATTGATAAGTACGTCAAAGAAGGCAGACCTGAGCTGTACAATTCAACTTTAGCAGATGTGTACGAGAAGTGGTCTGAAATACATTTTAAGAGAGTTTCAGACTCGGCAGTGACATTGTACACATCAATGTGGAAAAAGTTTGAAAACATACAAGGAATGAAAATGTGTGATATAAGAACCGCACATTTTCAAAACATTGTAAATCAGGCAACATCAAAGTCAGCGTGCAATACGCTAAGAGCAATGGCTCTGATGATGAGTAAATTTGCAATGGAAAATGATATTGTAAACAAGAATTATGCCGAATTTATAAAACTGCCGAAATTCGAGAAGAAAGAAAAAAAGATATTCAGCAAGCAAGAGATAGAAAAAATGTGGCAGCATTCAGACGATAAGCGAATACAAACGATATTGTTCATGATTTATACCGGCTTGCGCATCGGGGAGTTTGTCACATTGAAGAAGTCTGATATTCATCTTGAAGCAGGGTATCTTGTCGGCGGCGAAAAAACCGAAGCAGGAAGAAACAGGGTTGTGCCAATTCCGCAAAACATTCCCGAACTTTCGCAATTTTTGAGCAGTTGGATATCTGACGCCAAGCAAGACAAGTTGTTCGCAATATCGTCAAAGCAATTCAGAAACAAATATTTTTACAGTAGTTTAATTGAAATCGGGATTATACAAGCTACAGAAAAAAACGGCAGAATTGAATTTTTTGGCGAGCATCACACTCCGCACAGCACGCGTCACACGTTCGCATCAATTTCAGCAGCGGCTGGCGTGCGACCTGAGAACTTACAAAAAATTATCGGGCATTCAGACTTTGCTACTACTGCAGATATCTACGTGCATCAAGACATAGATACATTAAAACAAGAAATGTCGAAAATAAGAAAATAAATTACGTACAATTTTACGCACAATCTATCTTATTTTAAGAGCTTTCTCAATAACTTATGCACGCAAAATAGCGGATTTCACGCTATATCCAGATTTAAATTTTAAGTTGAGATTAAAATCGAATGACGTATAATAGCCATTTTAAACACAATTACGCACAAAATGCGCACAATAATTACAACGATAAAAAGACTTTGATTTGAATTCAAAGTCTTTCATTTTGTAGCATAATTCACAATAAAATCCCCTCGTTTTTGTATATTCCTACAAATATAACTTTACAGTTATATTTTTTTCAAAAACCCTTGACATTATTACTAAACCATGATATAATATAATTACAGTAAAGGAAACGATAAAAACAAAGGAGAAAAAATTATGCAAAACGTAATGAAAAGAGCATGGGAAATATACAGAACTTTAGTAGGGGACAGAATAGCAAAAATTTCAGCAGCTCTTAAAAGAGCTTGGGCTGAAAAGAAGAACACAAGCACAAAGAAAACAATGACAGAAGCAGTTACTAATTTCTTAAATAAGCTCGGCTACAGCGTTAGATGCGGAAACGACAAGCATCATCCTGTTCTCACAGCAGAAAAAGAGATTACTGTGAAGTACAGAGATTACAAAACAAAAGATGAGTATTATTACTTGAAACAAGTAAAAAACTCATATAACAAAGAAAATAAGACAATCGGATTGATTAAAAAAATCTGTGTCGCAACATCAATTTACGACATAGACGAGGTAGGAATTGAAAAATTAAGTGAAAACGAAGCATTTGAATACATCAGAAGAGAATGCTACGTTGAAGGCTTTTAATAAAATATAATAAAAACCCGACCGCAGGCGGTATTCCTGCGGAGAATGGAGAAAATCATGAAAAAGAATATTACGAAAAAAAGAAACAGCTATAGCAAATACCTCACTTACTATGTTGATGAAAACTATATTTACGGCGATGAAACGATTGGGGGGCTGCCCACCCCAGGCGATACTATGTGGTACCCCCTCCCGTTTTTGTGGGGCGAAGAACCGCCCCACGTCAATACCTACACAAACACCACGGACTTCGATAATGAAGTCCATAACGGATACTCCATGCGCACGGAGACTGTTGCGGTCTTCTCATTTGCGAGAAGTCGCAAATGGAATATTGGACGTATGTCCGTATTGCTCGTCAATGAGCTCATTGACGAAAACTTTTTTGATTATCATTCCGAACAGCTTTTAAAACTGTTCGGAAACAAAAACAAGTACCGCACTGCAATGCGGGAAATTGAAAGGAGGTGTGGGTTAGAGTACGGCTACTGCTGTAAAGTATAACCAATTCCTTTAAAAATTAAAAAAATTAAACTTAAAGCTGACCTATCGGCAATACGGGGAGAATGGAGAATTATTATGAAAGTACAGGTTACGTACAGAATATATAACGGAAATGCAAATTTATTATCACCGAGAGTCGGCGATGTACATTGGCAACAAAAAAATATAATAGATGTAAATAAAAGAGAGTTTAATGCATTAATGAAAGTTTTAAAAGAAATTAAAAAGGTGAAAATAGATGAATTAGACGAAAAAACAATAAAAATTGTTGAGAAAATAAAAAAAACAGAGAAAAGCCCACCGCAAGGGTGGGAAGCAATAGGATATGAAATAGCAGAAAAAGAAAACAAAATAATAACAACGAGCTTTAATCATTCAAATTTTATAACAATACTAGAACGTATATGACATTATAGCTGAAAAGGAGTATTATTATGAACGCAAACGAAGTAATTTCAAAATTAAATGAATTCGGCTACTCTGTAGCCGAAGAGCGTTATTTGAACTCATATAACGCAACAATTCACTATGTAGATGTCGAGGGAGAGTTAATCTCTCTCGAACATCAAATTTTCATCAACGGCAGCAGTACTATTGACAATGAAATCAACGAAAAAGAGTGGGAATTTCTTCTTGAAATTGTCCGCTCAGGCATAAAGAAAGGCAGACAGCTAGTAATAAAAGCTGAAAACTGCTCAATGTGCTATCACGTTCTCGAATGGGGACGTGATAGACGCAGTTTGAATGACCTGTATTGTAATTTCGTGAATTACGAAGCAGTGTATTCAGTAGAACACATTGACGTAAGTGAGCTTGAAGAATACGAGAAAGGCATATATATTGTTTCTGCCTGCTCTATTTCTTCAAAAGCAGAGCGAAAAATCCTTGCTCTGCTCAGGTTGAACGGGATTAAAGTCGAAGAAACAAATGCAATAGAAGACTTTAGAGTTCTGAGAAACATGACGCAGAAACAGCTTTCTGAAAAAACTGGCATAGCACAGTCTAAGCTGTCAAGCTACGAAAATCTTGACAGTCTAGATACGTTAGCAGTCGGAACGCTGAAAAAAATAGCATCAGCGTTTGACTGTACAATTGACGATTTGTTATAATTCACAATAAAAACTCCTTGTTTTTGTGCGTTCTTACAAATATAACTTTACAGTAATATTTTTCTCAAAAACTCTTGACATTATCCCTGAAACGTGATATACTATAATTACAGTAAAGGAAAGATAAAGCAAAGGAGAAAAAATATGAAAAACAATTTCGAGGGAAAAGCTGAAAGATGCTTAATAACCTGTGAAGCAGTTGAGGTTAAAGTAGGCGAAATAATAGAAGTTGGAAAACATTGGACAACAGGTGACTCAGTTTCAATTACTGGCGATGCTTGCGAAAATGTATTTGGTGACTTTCTTACGGTTATTAAATGTAATAATATCAAAGGGCATCAAGTTGAGTATTCTAAACTCGACGAGGACAACGAAGAAGAATACAATGCAGAATATGCAAAGCTCATGGAAAAATACGGAATTTCAAATGGTTGCGAAGAAGAAGAAGAAGTGATTGTTGAAAACGCAAAATTTGAAATTGTATCAATCGAAACAGAAGATTTTTACGGTTCAGAAGATGAAGACGGAGTACCTGGCATCAGAACAATAACAGTAAAAATGATATAAAAATAAAACCGCCTCGAAAATTCGGGGCGGTTTTATTTATTTCGTCAGCGTATCCCAGTCAGTTCCACCGAGATAACCAACACCAAGACCATTTAATTTTTGAAATTCATGAATTGCATTCATAGTGTTATTTCCTGCGATACCGTCAGCAGTTCCGCAGTTAAAGCCTTTAGCGTTAAGCTGCTCCTGTACCCACTTTGTCAGTTCACCTTTATCTCCACGATTTATTGTATATGCGTGCAGTGCGTTCAAAGTGTTTTTGCCTATAATGCCGTCTACAGTCAGCTTGTTGCCTTTATTGTTAAGAATTGTCTGCAAATTCTTAATTGCATCAGAGCTTTGCACGCTTGACTTAATAAAAGTCTTGATATTATTATTTCCTGTTGTTTCGTCACCGAACCAGTGCGGATTTTTATAGTTACTGCTATTTCGCACATCAACATGTAACGCTGTTGACATCACGCCAATTCCTGAAAATCCTGCCTGTTCAGCGCAAGCCGCAGCAAGCCACGGATTTATCAATTTGCCTTGCTTATCATAGCACATAATGTCAGCCGCTATGCCTACTGTATGTGCATCACTCGCAGAGCCGCCAACATTTCTGCTGTGAGTAGGACATCTGTAACCGCTTGTAATTGTTATTCTGCTACAGTCAGCTATCTTATACAGCCTTTCAAGCCTGTCCACAAGCGCGTTGTCAATGATTGTATCATGTGCTTTACCACACTTGCACTTAAACTCCTGCACATTGAAGTGCTGTGATATTTGCTTTTTATCATTGTAATTATACGTTGCCACACTGCACCTCACTTTTTAGCTTGCGTGCCGAAGTAAAACGATATTATCACTGTAAATATCGTCAAGAACTGTTCAGCACTAATTTTGTTTGTAATACTTAAATATGTAAATGTACTTGCAAGCAATAATGTTACAAGCGACTTCACATCAATTAATTTAGCGATTTTCTCTCTCATGTTCTAAATCACCTATCCTATGATTAATAACTTTGATTTGTTCTTCTATAACAGGCATTCGCCTAGCAAAATTATTATGTTCTGCAACCTTGTTTTCAAGCTGCTGTATGCGATAAGCAGTAAGCTTTGAACTTACTACTATACCGCCTAAAGAGCCGCCTAATGTGCCAATCAGGCTTATTAATGCTACTACTATTGTTGTATCCATTTCCAATGTCCTTTCTGTTTATAACAGTTAGTTTCTGCCTTTGTAAAAAGCAGCAATTTTCCCGCCTATGAAATTTCCAAGCAGACTATAATCATGTGCAATTTTTGGGTGTGAGTAGTTCGGACCTGTGCTCATGTTATAGCCGCCGCTGTGAGTTTTCCAATTAACGCAATAATTTGACTCCCACCAATTCACATATGCTGTATGATTATCTTTGCATAATTTTGAAACTTCTGTGTCAAAATCGTTTAAAGACCACCCAGCTTGACGTTCCTTTCCGTCCCAAACATCATTGTTTACGCCGATAGAAGTCGAGCCCGAGGGGGTCGGCTGAATGATTACCAATGTCGCTTTTGGTGCGTTCGCTTTTACATGTTCAATAATTGCTTTTATTGCACCGCAAATAGTACCGTCATTCGCCGAAGCCGCAGAAGTGCCGAGGTCGATAGTTGATTTATCATTAGCACCACCCATTACAGTGATAAGTGATACGCCCGTAAAATCGTATGCTAACACATTCCCCGTTATTGTATCTCCTGCTGAACCAACTTTTACATACCCTGCACCGCTTGAGCCTTGATTATCGAAATTGTTTTCAAGCCCCGTTGCAATTGCAATTCGTGTAGGTATTCTGTACTTTTCGTCAGCTTGTGTGTAATGTACACCTTGTGTAGCGCCCCAAACTGCTCCCCACGTTAGCGAGTCACCGAAAGCTACATATTTGCCTGTTGTAGAATATTGTGTCGGCGTTATTAGCTTCCAATCAGACCATGTTCCACCCTCTTTGCCACGCCGCTTATAAACATTTGAAGAACTGAATGCAGAAAACTCTTGATAAGTCCAACCGCCCGTTGTTGTCACAAATAAAAAACCTGCTGTTTCGCCAGTCGGAATATTGGAATATGTGTACGAACTGTTGATAAGCCAGACAGAGTTTCCAAAAACTGTGTTGATATCTGTATTATTCGCAAGTACTCCCTTACTTAAAATTGCTGATGATTTAAGCTCATCAACATTACCACCCCCTTTGCTCTCTGCTCTAAAATTTACCGTGTTTGTAGTGATGAGCTGCACATCTCCAGTACCTTTAAGAAACAGACTTCCGAAGAAGTCTGTTTTCCAATCTTTTGTACTGATTGACAGAGCATTTTCAATTGTAATCAGCTCACCACTGTTAATTGTGTAAACTCCGTCTGATTTTGCCTGAATACCCGAACTTTTAGATGCGTAAATAGCAGTATCACCGTTATTTTTTACAATAACATGCTTACCGCCGCTTAATGATACTTCTGTTTCTGCTCCGCTGAGCGTTATTGTTTTTACCATAATAGCCTCCTTAACTGTTGAGCATAGCCTTAGCGATTTTTTCAGCGTAAAGCATCTGACCGTCTGCGTTCGGGTGTGTCGGGGTTGTAGCGTTGTCTGAAAGATAAACAGGGTATGCGCTCTTTCTGTTAAAGCCTACGCTTGATACGTTGATGTATGTGCATGAGAAGATGTCGCAAAGTCTGCGAATTACGTCATTATAATCTGCAACGGACTTAGACTCTGAATTTAATTCCGTTTTCGTGATGCCTTTTGTTCGTACCATTGTCGGCAGTGAACAGCAGTAAATTTCCGCATTCGGATAACGTGTCTGAATACTGCTGAGCATAACCGCATAAGCGTTTGAAAACGTATCATTCGTTGTCGGAATTTCACCGCCGTTATAACTTCCTATTGCCGCATTTGCCTTTGTAAAATCATTCGCCCCTGCCCAAATGATAATGACGTCAGGGTCTGCCGCTGATGTATGAAGTGCCTGACAGCGTGATGTGTCCGACATCGGCGTGAAGTTCTGTGTATCAGCGTCAATATTTGATACCTTACTGCCACTCCATGCGTTTACAACAAGTCTTTCCATGCCGAGCTTGTCGCATACACCCTCGAACCACATCTGTGATACGTCAGTAACGTCCAGATTTGAGCCTGTATAATATGCCGCATTGCCGCTTGGAATAGCTCCTGCAAACGCACTGTAAGAGTCGCCCAGAACAGACAGCTTTTTGCCTGCAAACTTGTTAGCCTGTCCTGCAACGGTCTTAATTTTAATCGCAAAATCCTTTGCGTCCGTGGGAGTGAACGTGCTTACATACAATTTTACACCGTTCGCAGGAATTGTGTAAGCGTAATTCTTGTGCGTTGTAGTGCTTGTTGTGCCTGTCAGCTCGCTGTTGATTACTTCTCCTGCCGCATTCGTGCATATAATATAATTAACCGCAGTTGAACGTTCAAGCAAGTCAATGTAATAGCGTTCGCCCTCGGAAACGTCAATTACACACGAACTGTATGTATCATACGCTGTTTTCTGCACTTTGTTATCGTCTGTAACTTTGTAGTATGTTTTCTTTTCAAGCGTACCTCTCTGAACGAGATTTACTGTCTTGATGTTTGTGTTCGGAATTGCATCTGCAAACGCTTCAAGAACGTCTGCAATTCTCGTTGTCGGAATAGAACTGATGTCCTTTCCTGTTGATTTTTCGTTGATTTTCTGCAATGCTGTTAAAATGCTCATAATTTCCTCCTATTCGTTTGACGTTGAGCCGTTTTCGAGTGCTGTTACTCTTGCAATCAGCGCATTCCACGCTTCTTTCTCCGCAGCAGTAACATGTATATCTGTATTAGCAACGTGTGCTGTTGCTTGCGTGATACTTGACTGCATTTGCGCTTTTTCGTTTTCTGTAAAATGCAGTGAAGTATTTTCAATATGTCCGCCGACTGTTTCATCAATTGTCGAAAAGTTTTCGTTCAGGGCATCAAGTGAAACCCTTTCAGGCTTTCTGCCTTGCAACGCAAGATTTAATTTTTCTGTGTATGTCATGCATTTCCCTCCAACATGTCCCATGTATACTGCTCTATGTCGTCCCACGTGTATTGTTCAACGTTATCCCAGTATATCATGTTTTTTGCTATTGTTTGATTGAGCGTGTTCTGTAACGCTAAGATTTGATTGCTTATCGTGTCATTTCCTGTTGAAACCGTTTGTGCAAATGAGTCAGCACGAACAATAGAACCTTTGAAATTCCCAAGCGTAACCGCAATAGTTTCACCTGTTATCGCATCAGTTTCCTTTTTCACAATTTTTTGCGTATTGTCAATGCCAAGTTCTTCATTGTGTATGATACCGCTGTCACCGACATTCATTGACTGCAAGTCAAGAAAATCAGCATAAAGTTTATCGTTTTTCAAAGCCGCAAATTCAACTTCATAAGTCGTTTTCGGCAGATATACAGTTTCAAAATATGCTTCTGTATCTTTCTTGAACCGCTCATAATTAAACTCGTCATAAGTAAAATTAACTTGTTTTGTAACATGATGATGATGTAAATGCTCTGTCCCTGTATATGATATCGCATACCATGAACCATAATTATCGTAAGCAATCAGATTTGTGCATATATTCGTATAATCAATAGTTTCACGAACCTTCAGCATGTCAGCTCCGTATCTGATATTGAATGCTTTTGTTTTTGAATTTTCCTTGTGTTTGTTCACACTGAAATAAAAATTATTTCTGTACAGCTCACCGCCTAAGCGATTTGCCATGCAGTTGTCCGCACCGATTAAAGCCGAAACAGGGGACATTGCATTAAAATATGATGTTGCTGTGTCTGTTATATCTGATGCGTAGCTGAAATCATAAAACGAATAATCGCCGTACTCGTTATCTTGATGCATATGTGTCATAACCCAATTTATAAAATCATAGCCGTTTTTGTTTTCGGGACGTACCTCATGCAATAGCTTGTCATTTAAATCATAAAAAATATGACGTGCATAAATTACTCTGTTCATACTGCCGTCAGCTTCCATGGACGTATCTTTCATGTAAATGCGAAATAGCTGCCCCTCAGCTTTGATGATGTTCATTTCAATAAGATATTTCCATTTGCCTTGCTCGTCAACCGGGTGTACCATGTACAGCTCGTACATGCCGTTTAATTCCTCAGTGATTTTGCACTCAGTAGGATTAAGTATAGCAAGTCCGTTGCTGTTGAACTCGTCTTGCTTCGTGCCGATGTCGTATACATGTATATGCCCTCGTTTTACCGCCCACATAGGCTGTTTGGGGCCGTCACCACCGCCAGAAGAGCCGCTTGGATATTTTGAAAACGGCAGAAACATATATCCGTTGTTGACATTTTCATTTATACGAAATACCCAGTCTGTCGCATTGTTGTTGAACCACGGCTCGCGCTTTCCGTCATCTGATATGACAGGGAAAGATGTGCTGTAATAATTTGTTCCTTCATCAAGTTCCCAAGACTTGCTTTTTAAGTATTTCAAATCTTTTGCTTGCGAGGGAGTGACTGTACATGCAGGAATAATCACGTCAAGTCTGGGTGTGATGTAGGGGCTTTTATTATACAATTCTGTGCCGTTATCAATGAATAAATTCATTACTGGGACAGTCAGCCAGACCGAGCCACTTAACTTTTTAGATAGATATTCGTCTGAAATGCCAAGCTCAATCAAAAAGTCTAACGCATTCCCGTTATCCGATTTTCCTTTAGCAATCCCGCTCAAACTTCCGTTTCGCATCGGAAGTCGTGATTGTTCATAATGCAAATCAACAAAACATACCTGCATGTGTGAGCCGAAAGCATAATCAACTTCATCACCAGTGATGTTTCCTGCGATACTGCACATATACAGCGAAGCATCGCAGGCTGTCCCTTTATCTGCAAAGTACTTTTCCCAAAAAAGAAAAACAGGAAGGTCAGAGCGCGACTTAGTAAAACTTATATTTAAATTGAATTCACAAAAAGCTGCAACGCAACGTGCGCAGTAGGTCGAGTAGACAGTTCCCCAAGTCATGTGCTTGTATAGCGAAAACGTGTCCATTCCCGATGAAACTATATCAAATATGCAGCTTATAAACGCAACTGACGTGTTCTTGACCTCGCTTAAATCAACTATCCACGCAAGCGAACTCTGCTTGAAGCTTATGTATACGTCCTCAAACTTTACTACTTTTTTTGTGCTTACATCTGTATCATACGCTTTGATTAATGTTAATGCTGTTGTAGTAAGATTTTGTATGCATAAATTCTTTATTGTTACAGATACTCCGTTTATATTGAAAAGTGCTGTAGATGCACTGTAGTTATCGAAAGTCCAACCATTGAAGTCTATTTCAGCACATTTTATAGAAATCACGCCCGGAGCAGAACCTTGCAAATCTACATATTTACTTCCTGCATCAGTAAATTTTATATATGCACCCTCTTGCAGTGCCAACGTTCGTAAATCCGCTAAATTATCAACAATGTAGGGGTCTCCCTGTGTTCCTGCCATTACAGCCACCTCTCATTCACGTTGATGTTAATAGCCGATACTTCCCCTGAATATTTTATGTAGTTAGTGCCTTTGTGCAATAATGGCAAATCTCCGAAAGTTTGCGGCATTAAGTTTGTTTTCTGATTATCTTCGTCTAAGTAATAAATCAGCATTAAAGAGCTGTCAACAACTACTGTTTTTGCCGCACTCGGAACTGTGATTTTCAGCTCAATGCCGTTTGTATCAATTATCACCGTGCCACTTGCGGACGGTGTAAAGGTCACAATAGGCTCACAATAATCCGCTGTTCCGTTTATCAAAACTGTTTTGTATTCTGTTGCATCGCTTAAATCAATAATTCTGTCAGTTATTGAGTAAGCAAACGGCAAGCACGAAAAACTAATCGGCAAAGATGCCATTGTCATTGCAACAGACTGCGGAATAAGCTCAGTTACATACGCATTGACGTACTCGTTCGGGTTCGTTGAAAGTATCAGCTTACCCCTGCCATGCAATGCTGAATAGACTTCTTGAAGTCTTGAAGTATCAGTAATAACAGCGTTAATCGTTAATATCTGATTGCGATACGCTCCGTTATGTCTGCAAATCGGAGTTGCTCTGCCGGGGACGTTTATTTCTTCAACCGTTTCCACCCATGACGGACGGAAAGGCGTTTCCGCAAGCAGTATTGGCAAGCTCTCGCTTGATATATTATTAAATTTAAAATAACTCATATATTACCCTTTCCTGCTTCAATTTGTTTCTGATAAACAGATAGCTTATGACTTAACTCGTGTACATCATAATCGTTTGACATTTTTGCGTTTATGACGTTGTTGAAGTAATAATTTTTAACAGTCGGCTTTGATGAAACCTGATTTAATGCTGTGTTTTTTGCACTGTCGGTAAGCGGAGTAACTTGTACACCGCCATTCATGATTGAAATCAGCTCCGGACCTGCCTCTGCTACGATCGCAGAGCCTTGCGTCAGCGTTCCGCCCTCTGCCATGAACGGCAGATTAAGACCAAATGCACCGCCGATTTTTTTCATGACGTTTTGTGTAGGAACAAGCAGTTGCTGTGCCATGCGTTCCGAATGAGTTTGAAAAAGACCGTCAAGAATATTCATAGTGTTAGTTACATTGTCAACAATATCAGCCGCAACCGAACCTATTTTTTCCTGAACGCCAACTGCAGAATTTTGCATTACCTCTGTTGAGCTGTAACCGAGTTTTTCAAGCTCTTTTTTTGCACGGTTAGTTTTGTCAATTGCTTGCCGTACCGTTTCGTCTGTGTATCCTGCCACTTTATCTTTGTAACGCTTTACCGTTTGTGTAAGCTCTATTACGCTATCATTGTACTGCTTACTTAAAATACGTTTCTGTTCTTCTGCACTCTTTTCAGTAAGTTCACTCGCTTTCTGAAAAGCTTTGCCTTTTTTGTCGATAATCTCTATTGCTTTGTCATAATTGCCTTGCAGCATTTCCTGTTCAGCAGTTTCATAGTTGTATATATCTTGATAGTATTCTCTTAAAATTTCCTCGCTAGTGTTGTAAGTATCTTTCAACGCAAGCAGTTTTTCATAATTTTCAAGCCAATTATTGAAATTTACATCAGTATCCCAAAGCCCGTTTTCATAATAGTCAATGTAGTCCTGCTCTGTGAAGTCAGAACCGTCACTTCTTTTTATTGACTGTACAACATTGCTTTGTTCGTTTATTTCTTTCTGCTTATCAATCTGTTGACTTTCCAGCTCTGACGCATTTGTCAGCGCATCAGTATATGAACTTTCAAGCGAACTCAACAGAATACTTGCTTTCTTCTTCTGAATAACTTCATCAATAGAGTTTTTCAATTCGCCGTACTTCTGTATCTGATTATCGACCATTTTATATTCTTCGCCACATGCTTCGCTGAGTTCATGAAGAATATATTCCGCACGTTCCTTGTCCTTATCTTTGACGTGTCCTGACTCGTCCGCAAGAGTTTGCAGCTCTTTCCACAAATCTTGTGCTTTGTCAAGCTGTGCCTCATCTGCACCTGCGGCATCCAGTGCCGCATCTTTCTTTTCGTCATAAGATTTCTTAGCTTCTTCGACTTTTTCTCTTAACTCTTTTTCTTTGTCAATATCTTTCTGAATTTCAGTCTTAAACGGCTCATTCTGTTTTACAAACGCCACTGTTGCTGCCGTTAATGCGACTATTGCTGTTGTAATAGCAACAGCAGGGTTTAAATTCATTGTCAAATTTAACGCCTGCATGACCGTGTTTCCTGCCTTTACAGCACTGCTTAAATTTCTTATTACAGTAACCGTTGAAGAAATAGCACTTGCAGCTTTCCATGTCGCAAATGCTGCACCAACACCCGCAACATACGGTAACATTGTTTTAGTAGTATCCTCAATTTTCGGCAATCTCTTGATAATCCAATCTAGTCCGTTCTCAACTTTCGGCAAATACTTTTCTGCAAGCGGTTCAAGCAGTTCAGACCTTGCTTTTCTGCCGATTTTTTCAAAGCGACTGCCTAAATCGTCATACTTGATGTCTGCAATATTTTCAAGTGTTTTTGCCGTTTTATCAGCTTCGCCCTCTGTATTCGTCAATGCTTTGACCGCATCTGCTCCGAGGTCTTCCCACATTGTGCCGAAAAGTGCAACACCTGCGGCATCTTGCGCCACTTTATCGTCCATTGAAAAAAGAGCGTCTAAGACCTCTTTTGTTGCTTCTTTGGCAGAGTCTCCGCCGTCTGCAAATTTAGCAAAAAGTTCTTCAGCCGTTTGTCCGCCTTTACTTGCGCTTTCTTGCAGTGAACGTATATTTTCCTCGTTTGAAGATAATTCAGCCTTGTTTTTTTCGAGTTCTTCTGTCCATTTCGCAATATTATCTTCCATTTTCATTTTTTGAAGTTCAGAAGTTTTTTCATTGAAATTGGACTGCTCTATTTCGGCATATTTTAATTTTTGTTCAAGGTCAGCGATTGTTTTCTTGTAATCCTCGCTCTTGTCTTGTGCTTCTGAAATAAGCTTGCTGTTATCTCCTACGATTATTCCGAGTGTAGCAAATGCTCCTGCTGTGCTGTCTGAACCGTCTTTACTCCTGATGCCGAACTCTTTCATAGCATCGCCCAGCTTGTCAACGCTGAATGTGCCTGCCGCCGTTCCGTTTTCGAGAGAGTTAAAAAACTCCTCTGCGGAATATCCCATTTGTTTGTAATGCACGCCATACTCGTTGATAACGTCCATCAAGTCGCCGTTTTTGTTTAGTCCGTTCTGTGCTCCCTGTGCAATCAGCGTATACGCTTCATCAGCGTTAACACCAAACTGTTGAATAAGCATGTTTGCGGCTCTTACGCTCTCGTTTACTTCAAAACCGAACGTATCTCTTAACAAGAATGCTTTTTCTGTAACATCTTCAAGACTTTCACTGTCAAGCTCTCCGAGCTGCTGTGTAACTTCTGCGATTGAGTCCGCAATGTCGCTTTTGTCCTCACCGTAATTGTTTGCGTATAAGTTTGTAATAACGTCCTTATACGTTTCCATTTGTTCAGCAGTTGCACCTGTTTTCGCCTGCAAGCTGTTGAGTGCTGCTTCACCCTCTGTAGCAAGTTCTTTAAAGCCGTCTATTGCTTTCTTGATACCCTCACTTACAAGATTAGACAGTGAACCCTTTAAAACTGTGAAACCGCCGTTTCCGCTTTCTTCTGCCTGTTCTCCTGCATCTTCTGCGGCATTGCCTGCATCTTCGACGTTTTCTGCTGCATTGTTGGCAGTGCTCTGCAAGTCGCTGAGCTGCCCCTCAAATCTGCCGACTTCGGCTCTCGCTCTCTCAACTTCACGTTGAAACGCTCGGTACTGCTCCTCGCCGATTTCTTTATTGTTGAACTTTTCATTAACTTGCTGTTGGGCTTTTTCAAGAAGTTCAAGCTTTTTCTTGCTTTCTTCAAGCGCTTTTGTAAGAAGTTCCTGCTTTTGTGCCCACAATACCGCCGAGTCAGGAGCTTTTTTCAATGCTCTTTCAACATCTCTAAGCTCTGATTTTACCGTATTTGCACCTTTTTCGACTTCTTTTAAAGCATTGTCAAGTCCTTTTGTTTCTGCTCCGATTTGAATAGTAATGCCTTTTATTCTCTTATCAGCCATTATTTTCACCGCCTTTCTTGCCAAACATTGCTCTTAATCCTTGCCTGTCAGGCTTATCTTGACTGTAATACCACGCATTTTCAAGATATTCTCTGCCTTTTTCTGTTTTATTGCAATTCCAGATTACCGCATCATGTAGCAACCCCCAGAACGTGAATACATCATAATCATTCACGTTTGTAATTGCCGTATTTGAGTAATCTGCAACTATTTTTTCATCACTTGTATTGTTCTTAAAATATGCCTTATCGCCCTCGGCAGGGTAATAAGGCACTTTTAGTTTGGGTCTGCTTCTTTCTCATTACTGAGCCACGCAGGAAACTCCTTGTAAAATCTGCTTAAATCGTCAACTGTAAACTCGTTGCTGATATAATCTTTATTAATTGTTTTCTTTTCGTCATTGTCGCTGACGATATCCGCAACACTCGTATATACTTCATCATCACCCTTAGCAGTCAGAAAAGCCTTGTATTTGCAAAGTTTCGGTGCATGTACAGTAAATGTCGTGCCGTTATCAATAGAAAATTTAAACTTTCTCATATTTCACTCCTTGTAAGAGTTGAGCAGACTGTTTCCAGCCTGCTCAATCGAGATATTAACCTATGTTGTTCGTAGCTGTCACACTGCCGCATTTCTTCGCTTTGTTAGCACTGTCAACCTCAACAACAGTAATCACTTGTCCTGATGTGACGGCAATTTCCGTTGTTCCTGCTGCAAGTGCAGTCCAACCGCTTGAACATACCTCGTCATAGTTTACTGTCTGAGCTGACGCACCCACCTTGTATTTTAAGCTGTTGCCTGACTCTGTCGCAGGGTCAACCGCTGTAACCTTAGTTTTGCCGCTTGTAGCACCTGCTTCAAGTGTTATAGTCAGCTTTGACAAGCCGAGAATTTCCTCTTCATATTCAAGAAGCGTGCCCTCGTTGTCGAGAAGCGGCTCACACTGAAATGTAGGCTGCATGGTTGCTTCTGACTTCGGATTGAAAGCAGCGTCCCAACCGCCAGTATTTACGCCTGTTGCGGTAATTCTGATATCGCCGTCAATCTTATCCCTGTATACGCCTCTGATAAGGTAACGTGTTCCATTGTCATTTGCAACACCGCCGATTTTAACCTTGCGCTTGCCGCCCTCTTCTGTAACTCTTGCTGTTGCAGTAAGAGATTTAATCGTGTTGCCGTTCCATGTAATGTTTCCGTAGCTGATTGAGCAGCTTTCGCCAACAAGCTTATTCTTTCTTGCCTTGCCGTCATCAGAAACAGCTTCATACCA